TGCCTACCCCTCAGCAGTCACGGCCAGTGAAAGAACGTTGAGGTTTGCAATCAGGGATGCAGCGACCCCATTGACTATGTATTTGCAGGGAGTATGCAGTGTCGTTGCTGCTCCAAAGGTAGATGCCTGATGAGATACAAGCTGTGCAGGTGCGGTGGTGTCAGGGAGGATTGCCAAGGCTCAGTGTGTGATAAGTGCGGGGCAGGCCGGGTCAACAAAACGCTAAACACAACACAGCGTGGGTACGATGGTGCATGGAAGAAACTAAGTGAACGAGTCAGAGCAGAGCAGCCGTTGTGCGAGGTGTGCTTGCAGCGTGGGATTGCAACGGCAGCAAGCGAAGTGCATCACAAGGTGAGTATTGAGCAGGCTCCGTGGTTGAGGATGGAGCGATCCAATCTGATGTGTCTGTGCAATGGCTGCCACAAGGAAGTACATGCCAATGTGGCGGGAAAGTGACAGGCCGGGGGTGGTGACAATGTGGCAGGGCTGCCCCTATCGATATCCTGTGCCTACGAGAGTGAGTGTCCGCAAAATCGAGGAAAAGTAAGATGGGTAGAAGAGCAATTGCCCATGAGGTGAAAGAAGCAACAGGGGCGTTTCGAAAAGACCCGCAACGCCGGAATGCAGCATCGCCAAAAGCTGATGGAGCATCGCCAACAGTTCCGAAGGGACTTTGCCGAGTCGCGAAAGCCAAATGGAAAGAACTGATCGGCGACCTGAAAAGAAACGGCGTGCTGTCGACAGACACTCGGGAGATGCTGGTTTCTTATTGCACCATCTATGCAAAGTGGATGGAGGCCAGAAAAAAAGTCGAGGAGACCGGACTGGCCATCGAGTCGGTCGACAAGATAGGGCAACTTGTGATTTCGAAGAATCCGTATGTGGCTGAGATGCACAAGTTCCGGGATCAGCTCAACAAGCTGCTTCCAGAATTTGGGCTGACTCCAGCCAGTCGGCAAAAACTGAAAAGCATGAACCTAGACGAAAAGAAGGAAGATCCGTTCGCCAAGATTATGGAACGAATGGGACGCGGATGACTGCACGCAAATCACCAGAATACATCGTTCAAAAGTACGTTGAGGACGTGCTTAGCGATCGAATTCTGACTTGCGTTTCCGTGAAGGCGGCCGTCAAGCGGTTTGTTCACGACATTGCAAAACAGGGCACTGATGAGTTCCCATTCGTTTTGTCTGACAATGTTGCGTCTGCCTGCTGTGATTTCTTCCCTGATGTCCTGCGTCACTCAATCGGCAAGGCGGCCGGAAATCCATTTGAGCTGGAGCCGTGGCAAATCTTTGGCATCTACAATATTTTCGGCTGGCGACGCCTGGAAGACAACTCGCGGCGGTTTCGCAGGTTCTTCTGGTCGATGGCTCGAAAAAATGGCAAGTCGTGCATGGGATCTGGGTTTGCTCTGCTGGGTGCGATGGCAGACGTGAACCCGATCACGAGGAAGCCTGAATCAGTCGCAGAAGTGTTGCTTTGCGCAACGAAAATCGATCAGGTGCGGAAGGTCATGTACGCCGAGATTGAGCGAATGCGGCTGCAGTCGGAGCATGTCAAAGCCCTGTCGACAGCAATCAACAAGCAGATCACCTTTGCCCACAACGGCGGATCAATTCGGTGCATCGGAAGCGATAAGCCGTTCAGCGGTCTGAACCCTCACATGATCCTGATGGATGAGAAGCACGAATGGCGGGAGCATCACCGAAAATTCTATGACACCATGATGACGGGATCGGGCAACAGAGTTCAGCCGCTGATCGGTGACTTCACGACCGCAGGAGATGACACGTCGCAGCTTTGGCAGGAAGATTACAATTACGCAACGGGCGTGGCGCGTGGCGACTTTGAAGATGAAACATACTTTTCCTACGTCTTCGAACTGGATGAAAACGATGATCCGTTGGATGAATCCCTATGGATCAAAGCAAATCCAAATCTGGGCGTTTCGATACCGTTTCAATATCTCCGCGAAGAAGCGGCACAGGCGAAAACATCGCCAGTCGCCCTGAATCGGTTTACTCGGTTCCACTGCAATCGCAAGGTGTCATCCTTTGATCGATTCATTCTGCCTGATGAATGGGATACCAACGCCGATGAGTTGTCAGACTGGTCGAACGCAGATGCAATCACAGCAGGCATTGACCTTGGCGGACGAGACGACCTTGCCTCAATTGGTATCGTCGCACGGTTCCCGATGGATGAAGACGACAACGGAAAAACGATCTGGCGATATGAAGCGTTTTCGCGGTCATTTATCGTTGAGGATACTCACAGAGACCTGAAGAAGCAGCCGTTTGCCGGATGGGTCGCAGATCGCAAACTGAAGGTCTGTCGATATGTGGTGTCGGCTTTGCGGGATGAGTTGCTACAGCTCGCGGACGACCTCGGAATCAGGGCTGTCGCCTACGACCCATACAACGCAGCTCAGTTGGGCGATGAAATGTCACAAGCTGGGCTTGAGGTTCTGAAGATGCCCCAAAACCATTTTCATTTTAACGAGCCGATGGAAGAGATGGCGGCTGCAATTCGTGAGCATCGATTCAGGCCAGACAAATCTGATTGCATTCTTCGCTGGTGTGCGTTGAACATGATGACGACGACCAACGCACAAGGTAAAATGATGCCCGATAAGAGGAACAGCAGTGAAAAAATTGATGCGGCGGTTGCTGTGCTAATGGGGCTGAGATTAGCAATGCTGGCTCCTTCACGTCCTTCTGGTTCATTATTCATCCATTGAAAGCCCCAAATATGGACCTGTTTCGACGGTTTATCACCAGAATTGGCACGGGTTTGAGTGCTTTCTTCGGCACTACGCCTGAATTTGGATCATCTAAGATCACTCCGCGCCGAGCACTTGAATATGCACCAGTCTGGTACGCGGTGAACAAGATCGCGGGCCACTTTTCGCAGTTGCCGATCAATTGCCATCGCAGGCTGGAGCGTGGCAGCACGATTGAGCGAAATCACCCAGGGCACAAACTGGTTCACACGCGCCCGAACGAATACCAGACGGCTCCTGAGTGGAAAATGTTTGCCGCACCGAGTTTGCTGCTCTATGGCAATTGGCGGTGCCTGATTGTGCGTGAAGGATCGCGGCCGGTCGGATTGTATCCGCTGCTTCCTGATCGATCCGGAAGTGAATGGTACGAAGGCAAGCGATACCACGGCACTGTTCTTTGTAAGCACGAGCCATTGGCGAAGATGTTGGGCGTCAAGGAAGACAGCCAGACAGTTTGGTTTCCAGATGAGGACGTGTTTTTCGTGCATGGCCTCGGCATGGACGGATTGATGGGGCTTAACGCGTCCGCGGTCATGGCCAACAGCCTGGACGCGGGATTGTCGGCTGAAGATCAGGTCCGCAATCTGGCCAAGAAAGGTTTCAGCGGTTCGCTGATTCTCGAATCACCAAATGGCATGTTCCGCAATGAGGAAGAAGCCAAAAAATTCTTGACCATGTTCCGTGAAGCCCATGACGGCTCGGAGAACACCGGAAAAACCGCGATGCTTCGCGAAGGCATCAAGGCCAATATGGTTTCGATGTCCGGCAAAGATAGCCAGTGGATCGAACAGCGGCTCTTTCAGCGTCAGGAGGCGGCCATGTGGTTCTGTCTGGAGGAGATCATCGGGGATGACTCCAGCGTGAGCTACAACAGTCTGGCAGAAAAGCATCTAGCCTACCTCACAAACTGCCTCAATCGATGGCTTGTGCATATCGAGGCGGCGTGCAATCGAGCATTGCTGACAGAACGCCAGTTGACCAGCGAGACGCACTATTTCAAGTTCAACACGAACGCTCTAATGCGAATGGACCCGTTGAAGCAGGCGGAGTACCTGACCAAGCTGATCGCGGCCACGGTGATGTCGCCAAATGAGGCTCGTGAAAAGCTGGAAATGAATCCCTACGATGGCGGGGATGAATACAAAAATCCAGCGATCACCGTGACTGAGCCGCAGGAGGAACCGGAAGACATCGTTGAAGATCCGGAGCCGGAGGACGATCCGGAAACGGAAGCACTGCGGAGGATGGCCGTAATATCACGTTTGCGGCCATTGCTGGCGATTGAGCAGCAACGAGTGGCAGCCGCAATGAAAACCAAGCAGCCGATTGCGTCGATTGAGCGGTTTTACGGCAAGTGGCAGCACACGCTGGGCGATGTGTGCGAGCAGCTCGGAGGAACGCCATACGCGGCCGCAGAGCATTGCAAGATTTCACAAGATGCTCTGATCGAAGTCATGACAAAGACGAGCGCAAAGGCGTTACCTGATGCCGTTGGTGAGCTGACTGCATCGTGGGGCGAAAGAGCGGAGGAGCTGGCAGATTATATTCTTGGGGTGCCAGTATGAATGAAGGATTCATTGCCGACAGATCAGAATTTGAATGGCTCGGCAGTCGTGCAGGCGGCTGGCAGTTTGGTGAGCAGGGAATTCTAGTAGCACTTGCCAACACTGTCGGAAAAGCGGACCAGTGCGTTGAGATTGGTGCAGGTGATGGCGAATCGCTGCCGCTGACAATCGACCCGTTCTATCAGTACGGGCTGGAATGCGTGCTGTTTGAAAAAGAAACCGAGTCGCTTGAAAAGCTGCAGGTGAAATACCCGAAAGCCAAACTTCGTGGTGAGTTTTGCTTGAATACGACCGTGGGCATTGCGAACGCTCCGCTGATTTGCGTCATTGATGTGGATAGCATCGACAGCGTCATAATGGAGCAGGTTTTGAAATGGCATCAGCCGCAGATCCTGATGGTCGAGCACTTCGATAAATTTCACCGAGCCAACACTCAGCAGGTGCAGCGAGTTCCGCAGTGGGTTTTGGGGCACATCATCGACGGTGGCTTTACGATTCAGGACAACGCCGCAACACTCAATTCAATCGCGGCAGAGTACAATTACACGCGGCTCGGGACGACGCGAGTCAACTCAATTTTCGTTCATAATTCTTTAGTCGAAAAGGTCGCGAACCATGTACCAAGCTGATTACGAAACTGGTGAAATCTTTCTGTACGACGCAATCGGCTCCTCGATGTGGGGCATGATAGACGCGGCAACAGTGCTGCCGGATCTTGCCAAGATGAGTGGCAAGCGGGTGACGCTGCGGATCTCATCCCCAGGCGGAAGCGTGGACGAAGGACGGGCGATTTACAACGCATTGAAGCGGCATCAAGGCGGCGTCGATGTGGTTGTTGACTCCTCGGCCTATTCCGTCGCCAGTTATATCGCGATGGCTGGCGATCGGGTTGTGATGGCAAAGAATGCCATGATGATGGTTCACAATCCGTGGACGATGGCGATGGGCAGTGCGGCCGAGCTGCGAAAGACGGCCGATGTTCTGGACAAATACCGTGATTCGATAATTGATGCTTACACGGACAGAACGAAAAAAGACCGCAAGAAAATGATGAGTATTCTTGATGCAGAAACATGGTACACGGCGACAGAAGCGGTGGCGGCTGGCTTTGCGACTGAGGTCGGAGACATCATTGTTGACGCTCCTTCATTTGCAAAGGCCATGTACGGCGGGAAACCAGACGGCGACCAGAAGAACGAGCCATTCGCAGGCAGTCGGACACCGGCGACGATTGCAGCAAAGGAAATCAGGCTTCAGCAGATCAAGGCAATGTTTGGGCGTTGACAAAATTGCGGGCCGCAACAATACTGCCCGCTCAGTCACTTGGCTAGAAGTGATTTAGACGACTTTCCCGGAGCAATCCGGACTGAGAAACCCACCATAAACTCTAGCCGGTTTGTGCGTGGGTTTTTTCGTGGGGTAAAGACATGTCGAGCGTATCAACGTTAAATTTCAATCTGGAATCAGCGTCACCGATGTTTTTCGGTAAGCCAGTATTTGAAAAGAAGAACAGCGACGAAACACATGAGCAGTTCGAGGAGCGGACATGGTCACAGAAAGTTCATCAGTCGGATGACGGACAGGTATTCATTCAGCCGTTTGCATTGAAGAATGCACTGGAATCAGCCGGAAGTCGTCTTGGAATGAAGCTCACAGGAAAAGCGACATACACAAAGCTATTTCGCCAAGGGATAATGATCAATGAAAGCATCCTTCTGAGTGACGCGAAGGGAAAGGCCATTACGATCGCAGACGTGAAACCAATTCCAATGTTCGTCCCATCTGACGGCAAGCGTGGAAGCGGCAAGCGTGTAATGAGAATCTTTCCACAGTTGTCGAAGTGGTTTGCGTCAGTCGAGATTGTTTGCTTTGACAATCGGCTGACCGAAGAAGTTGTGAAGAAGCATCTTGAAGAATCCGGAAAGTTCATCGGCTTCGGTTCGATGCGAGTTGAGAACGGCGGCGTTGCTGGCCGGTTTTCTGTGGTTGAGTAAACCTGACACGACCGAATATGACTAGACGCGACGTGACGCGACATGACTTGACAGGACGCGACAAGACGTTTGGTGGCTCGCGGAATTGCAGGACGCGACAAGACAGGACTCGACTGGACGCGACTCGATTCGACGCGAAAGGACTCGGCAAGACAAGACTTTTCAACTGGTGGCTCGCGGAATTGCGAGACATGACATGCCTCGACTTGACAACATCAGGCTCGACGCGACATGACTGGGCTTGACGCAACAAGACAAGACTTTTGGTGGCTCGCGGAATATCCCGACCAGATTTGACTGGACGCGACGCGATTGGACAAAACGCGATGTGACCTGACTCAACAGGACGCAACGCGATAAGGCTCGACAGGACACGACAAGACCCAAAAGGCGGCTGAGGAAACTCAGCCGCCTTTTTCTATTGACACCCAGCACGCAATAATCTATCGTCATTGAACGCTGGGAGATACTCCCGCACCGAACATTCTGAATCTGAGCAACTCGTTAGCGGCCAGAGTCAGGCGATTAAATTCCGCCGACTTTTTGCGCCGCTTTTTTCATGGCCTGAGTCGGCATCACACCCGATTCAGGAGTTCATGAAATGATTTGGAGTCTCAAGGTAATTCGCGAACAGATCGACGAAGAACTCGGCAAGGTTGATGCCATCGTCGCTCTTGCAAAAGAAGAAAACCGCGATTTGTCGGCAGAAGAAACAGCCGAAGTGGATCGCATTCAGGGCACCGACGACAAGCCTGGCGTTCTGCAAAAGTTGTACGCTGACGAAAAGCGTGCTGCTCGCATGTCGCAGAACTCGGCCGCACGAGTTCGCTCAATTGGCTCAATTGAAGTCAGCGGATCAACCGCAGGAAATTCAATTGCTGCATCTGAGCCGCCTCGCATTAAGGTTCCGGCAACTGCCAAGCGTCACGGCACCGTCAAGCACTTCAAGGGGCCAGACGCAGAAGCAAACGCCTACCTGACCGGCCGTTTCTTGATGGCCGCCATCGCAAACCATGAGCCGTCAAAGATGTGGCTCAAGGAGCATGGAATCCAGATGGCTGGAGCCAGCGACGACAACTCAAAGGGCGGCTATCTCGTTCCGGAAGTTCTGGAAAACGCAATGGTTGACCTGAAGGAAGAGTACGGACAGTTTCGGCAGTATGCTCGCAACTGGCCAATGTCTTCTGATGTGAGCTTGATTCCACGTCGAGTGAGCGGGTTCACGACATACTTCGTGGGCCAGAACGACGCAATCACGGCCTCAGATACCGTGATGGATCAGGTGCGGCTGGAAGCGAAGAAGCTGGCCGCAATGACTCAGTTCTCATCCGAATTGAGTGAAGATGCCATCATCTCCGTCGCTGACTTCTACGCTCGAGAGTTTGCGTATGCACTCGCGGTCAAAGAAGACCAGTGCGGGTTCCTTGGCGACGGCACCAGCACCTATGGCGGGATCGTTGGGCTGGACGGTGCGTTGGCTGCTGGTTCAATTGCAACCGCAACGGCAATCACGACAGCCGCAGCCCTGACAATCACGCACTTCGAAGCGTGCATTGCGAAGCTGCCTCGATTCCCTGGCATTCAGCCAGCGTGGTACATGCACAACAGCATCTACCATACAACGGCTGGCCGATTGCAGTTTGCTGCTGGCGGAAACGCTGTCAGCGACTTGGCAGGCGGTTCGCAGTTGCAGTTCATGGGTTATCCCGTGCGACTGATCAACGCAATGCCATCGGCCGCAGCAACCACTGTAAAGGTTGCCTATTTTGGCGACTTGAGTATGGCGGCCACGATGGGAACCCGTCGAGGTGTCACTCTGCGAGCTGATGAGTCGATCTACTTTGCTCAGGACGCTCTGGCGTTGCGAGTCACGGAACGATTCGACATCAACATCCATGAACGCGGAACAGCATCCGTTGCTGGTCCAATCGTAGCTCTGCAGATGGGCTGATAGTTGATCCACTCGTAGCTCCGGGTGGACCCGGCCGGAACGCTGGCTCGCTGGCGTTCCGGTCTTTTAGAAATCAAACACAAATCAATTTTGCATAAGGGAACACGATGAAGAATCAACAGGCTACTTCTGCCGTGATTGCACTGTCTGCACAGACAGCAGCAGCGACAGCGACGGTCGCAGGAACGATCGTCGACATGAAAGGTGCAGACTATGCTACGATCATCTTGGCAGCATCAGCAGCGGCCAACACGAACGCGGCTCCTGTCGTCGTCAAGATTCAGGAGTCTGACACTACCACAACCACTGATTTCACAGACATCAGCACAAGCACGATGCAGTTGTCTGTAACGCTGTCGACAACTGCAGGTCGCGTTGCCAAATTCCATGTCAACAACGACGGAACGCGAAAGCGTTACATTCGTCTGTTTGCAACGCCTGGCACGCACACCACCAACAGCGTCGTATCGCTGGCTGCGGTGGCAGAACTGGTTCTCGATGTGGCTCCGTCTGGCACAACAGGTCAGGCTGACTTCGTCGCGATTGGCTGAGTTTTATTCATAACACCCGGAGCAAACGAGTGACCTCAAAATCTGTAAAAGTGTGCGGCATGATGACCTCGCCGCGTTATGTCAATTGCCTGTGTCGAGATTACATCGACGCAGCTTTTGTGGCGGCAAAAATACCCTTGCAGGATTCGCAAGGAGTGTTCTACGGCCAGTGCATGCAGCGAATGCTGACGCAGGCTATCGAAAAGGAAGTTGACATTGCTGTGGTATGTGATGGCGATTCGCTGTTTACGGATCGCGACATCATGCGGTTGCTGCAAACGCTGGAATCGAATCCGCATATCGATGCACTGGCATCCATGCAGATCCGGCGTGGAAACAAAACGATGCTGGCCAGCATCAAGGGACAATCGACAGCAGAAGTGCGCGGCGAGCCTTTGCAGGTTTCAACCGCACATTTCGGGCTGACGGTAATTGATCTGCGAAAACTTAAAAACGTTCCGAAGCCTTGGTTCTGGTCGAAGCCTGACGAGAATGGCGAATGGGGTGACCTTCGAATTGATGACGACATCTGGTTTTGGAAGCAGTGGGAAGCGGCTGGCAACACGGTCTATCTCGATCCGCAAACGCGAATCGGACACATGGAAGAAATGGTTGTCATGGTCGAGCCGCAGACATATGAGGCAGTTCACGCTTACCCGAACGAATGGATCGAATCATGCAGGTCGAACTGATACAGGACTGGCGAGGCTATCGAGTCGGTGCCCGGTTTCCTATGGAAGTGATCGGCGGAGGTGTCTTTGATGTTCTGCAACGTAACCGAGTGGCTCGATTACTACCCGAGCCAGACGACCAGAATCAAGGATCAGGAAATCCGGTCGACAGTCCGCGTGGTGACTCCACCGACGACCGAGCCAGTGACAATCGCAGAAGCGAAAACGCAGCTCAACATCGGGGCAAGCGACGACAGCCATGACACCGAACTGGCAGCGTTGATCGCAGCGGCCAGAGAGGAATGGGAGCGAGATACATCGATTGCGTTGATCACCCGAACGCTCGAGCATCGGTTGCCGAAGTTCCTGACGGTGATTCAGTTGTCCGTGCGGCCAGTGATTGCGATATCATTTGTGAAGTACACCGACGCACTTGGGGTCGAGCAAACGGTTTCTTCGGCTGATTACTACCTTGATGGCGACGAAGTCAGGTTTCTCAGCACGTTCACGAATCCAACACTGCAGGACCGAAGCGAGGCCGTGCGAGTGACCTACACAGCCGGATATGGCAGCAGCTCAAGTGCTTGTCCGGAGATGGATCGAATGGCGATCAGGTTGAGCTTGGCTCATCGGTTTGAAGATCGCGACATGATTTCAGCGGCCGGGGAACGCAGAGCCTATGAAGCACTTGTCGCAAAGAAAATGAGGGCGAGCTATCCATGAGCTTCCGTCCGGAAAAACGATTTCGACTCGGAACGATGCGGCACAAGGTCACGGTCAGCGTTGAGACGACAACGCAGGACGGAGCTGGGCAGCCAGTTGTGACGATGGTGAACTGGCTAGTCGATGAGCCAGCAAAGTTTGAACCGACGACCGGCGGCGAAGGAGCACAAGGGCGTCAGGTTGAGGCTGGAATCACTGCGATCTTCACGGTTCGATATCGCAGCGGGTATACGCCAGAAATGGCCGTAACATTCAACGGGCAGAGATATTGGATTGTCCACGTCAAAGCCGTTCAGGGCATGGATCGTTACCGAGAGCTTTACTGTAAATCGGTGGTGTTGTAATGGCTGCACGAACAAGCGTCGGGTTTTCGATGGCAGGTGCGGAAAAGCTGGTCAAGCAGCTTGAAGCATTGGCGATTGAGGTGCGCGAGAAAGTCGGTCAGCAGGCATTGACAGCAGGCATGGTGCCAGTTCAAACAGCCGTCCGATCGAATTCACCAGAAAGCAGCAGCACGAGATCACGCGAAAAGCAGTCGAGCAAAACGAAGAAGAAGTGGTCTGGCTCTAAAAAGCTGAAAGACACGATTCGGTCGGTTGTCAGAACACGTCGAAAAGCCGGAATTACGGCAGGGCTGATCGGGCTGGTTGGTCCGTCCTACAGTGA